ACCATATCACGAACCATTTCTTGAGCTGCTACTGTTTCAATCGTAACTCTCCTAACAGGACTATATTTCCGGGCCATCTTAATAATTTCTTGTGGTAAATCAAATGTAGGTATACGTTCTCTATAATATTCTAATACATACCTATTTTTATTTGAATCGACTCCTATTACCATAATAACTTGGAAGTCTGATGTTTTAGTTGCGGTCGCAGCAATATCAACACCAATATAAACATTAATAGGAATAGCTTCGTTTCGTATCACTAAATAACAATAATTATCTACTGACTTGAATGCTCCGTCATAATATTGAATCCTATCTGTTTTAAATGAAGCGGCTGATAAGTCACGAGCATCATTCATATACTCTTGAGCAAACTTATTAACTAATCCCGCTTCAATAAATTCTCTCTTTTTTGATTCTAACTTAGATATTGGGAATTGTTCGGGCCAAATGGACTTTCCCTCTTGTAGTGCTCTATAAAATGTAACATCCCACGGATATGTTCTTTCTTCTCGTTTTGCTAACGCACTACCATCAACCACCATCTGTAAAAAACTATCATAGTGAACAATCGTACCACATAACCATATCCATCCTTCATTACCCGGTGATTCTTCTAAAGCAGGAAAAACAGTAGACACAATCCACTTTTTAATCTCATCACGTCTTTCAGGTGTTTTTGTATTTAATTCTGATTCAAAGTCATCAAGGATAATTCCTGTATATCGTACATCTATTTCAGTACGACCCCTCAATCTCTGAGAAGTACCCTTGGCAATCAATCTATCTCCTTTTGCAGTTACAATATCTTTCTCAGTCCATCTATTACCAACTGCATCCCCTGCAAGATTACCAAAGTAGTATCGAATTGATTCATTATACTCAAGATGACTCTTGACATACTTTAAATGGTCAATGGCTTGACCTTGTTCTTCTGCAACCCAAGCTATAAACTGTCGGTGTCCCTTTGGCGCAAAACATATCTTATGAAGTATCGCAGCCTTCGAAAGAATGGACTTTCCAAATCCTCTTGGGAGAATGTTGCAAATACGGGCGCCAGGACTAGTATCAATAAGTTTTTTACCAACTTCTTCATGAAAGATGGGAGAACTACTTTTATTAAGGAAATCAGCAGGTAAAAAAGCACGGCCAAAATATAATAGGTCGTTATAAGAACGCGCAATAACATCATCTTTCTCCTCCATGTTGGATAAGATATTTATATTTTTATCTTCCACCTAAGCAAAACCTCTAATATTGGAATAAATATCTAATTCTCCTATATCAAGTAAATTGTCATCATAATCGTATAATGATGTACATTCTGGACATAGCCATCCCGCAACTACATTAAAAACATCCATTAAGACAACCTTTTGTGTATCGAGTAATGGTTTATCACACACTTTACAAATTTCTAATGAACTACAAACGCCTATATCATGTAGAGTGAGTCGAGTTGTCGATTCTTTTTTCAGCATGAGCCAATACCTTTGTATCGCTTGAATTGATACGTTTTAACTGTTCTTCACTAAATCCCTGAAAAACTGTTAATGATTCAGTCTTCTTTTCATTTGGAAACATATTTGCAATCTTCATTAGTAATTCAATCGCTCTTAACTTGTCTCCATCCTTACCATCTATGTTATCAATAACATTTTTAGTTTGTTCAAGTAAATAACTTTTTGACGCACCAATATCACTTAATATAGCTTCTATTTCATCTGTAACCAATTTTTGCACCCTTTTAGTTTTCAAGAGACCTCTGGATGATTCCTTTGCATATAATTCCTTTTTAGTAGGAAATACACGCATATAAGCCTCAGTTGGATTCATTCCCTTTGCAACATACTTTGCAAATAGAAATTCATTATTAGTAGGTTTCTTACGTTCTGACCTTAATTTCTTACAAAACTTGTTATTCGAGAACGAATAGACATTCTTAGGTGGATTACCACCCATGTCAACATTTGGATTAGTAGTATATGTACCTAAAATGGTTCTGACGTAAGGCATATTCTTTCCTGCCCCTGTTTTCATGTTACTACGTTTCAAAATCCTACAAACTTGTAAATCATCCGTAAGAACCCATTGTCCTTCATTAGCTTTCCGCCAATCGGACACCAACTTCTCATTAGGGTATACAGTACGAAACTCATCAATGTTTTCGTAAACATACTCTGTTTTACGAGAAATTGTCTTTGATTGCATCTATACTGCTCCCAACCTGTCGATTAGGCGCCCAAGGCCGCCCCTCCGAGTATAGATGTTAAAGGAAACAGTAATCATATTTACTCCTACTCGTTTCCATCTATCGTCTGCCCCCAGACGAAAGTCTTTCCTTTATGAATGTCGACAACATCCAGTCTAAAATCTCCTGACTCAAACCAATCAATAATACCAAAACAATGAGCCCAGTTATGTAATCTACCTCTTAACCACTTGTTTTGTTCCCTAGACATATCTTTTAAACAACCCAAAGACCAAGAACCAATCGTACCATTCAACTTTGTTCCAGTCATTCGTTGTATATCGTGAGTATGTCCATAAACAATATTAGCTCCATAGGTATCTAAATGTTTCTTTGCATGATTGACAGTAGCAAATGCACCATGAATAAAGGTTAGTTTACCAATTCTAAGTGGATGATTATATCCTAAGTACTTATATCCTCTTTCATCCCACCTACACGCTTTTCTAAAGGTATAATCTTTCATATACGGATATCTATCTACAAAGGCATCCAACCATTCATCATGATTACCAGCACAAATGTACCTTTCGTTACAATCTATCTTATCTAAGACCTTATCGAACATATCAATACCTTTATTAACTTCTTCAATCTCCTTATCAATATATGGTAACTGATATTCGAGCTCTGGCAATTTTTTACCCTTGTATTTCCAGGCTGACACGCTTTCCCACTCTCCGCAATCTCCGAGATTTACGAAAATATTGGGTTTTACAAGTTCAATCGCCTTTAGAACAACATTCACAGCCGCTTGGTCATGAATTGGAAAGTGTTGGTCAGGTATTACAATCGCTCGTCTATGATTCTTTCGTTTTGGCATCTTTTTTATCATCTTTCCTATGATACATTACGAGCTTATCCTTTTTACGAGCTATTTCCGTAGCCTTTTGGTCTCTTGACATAGCAATTGCAATTCTACCGCCCTCTGTTTTAAACTTATCTGCTCCTTGACCAACTGCTTCGATACAAACTAAGTGTCTTAAGCTACAGTCACAGCACCATAAGTAAAAATAGGACTCCGCATCCACCATCATTGCTTCATCATCAAATGTTGTTAAGTGCATATTACGCCTTTCATGACAATTTTATCAAAATAAGTACAGCCTTTATCTACAGAACAAGGTCTTGAAGCAAACTTACTATCAATCCTCATTAACAACCCATCTTCTTCCCGTTTGAACATACAACCTAGACAATCACCATTGTTGAAATTTGCACAATTTTTACGTGCTACTTGTATTTGACTGTTCATTTCAGACATAATATACGATTAGACACAAAAACTTACAATAAGTTTCTAATTTTGTCACCTATATATAGTATATATAGTATATATAAATTATAAGCTAAATATATAATATATATAAATTAAGCTATTACTACTAAAGCTATTAAAGCCTAGGCCTAGGCATCAGTATAAAATTTTTATAAAAAAAATTAGGAAACAGGTTTTTAATCAATTCACGTAAATGGAAAGGGAAGTAATAAAAAACGTTGAAAATTTATTTATTTTGAGTGTGGTTCTTTTATTATCGACCCATACGGGGGTGTCGGTTTTCCTGTTCGTAGGGTTTACGTTGAAAACCATATAACCTATTCGTGAGATTTCAAAATGACATATAATATCTATTATGGATAGTTTTTGAGGGTAAAATTCGACCGTCAATCTCACTCACTACCTATTTAATTAAAAGGAATGGGAAGTCATATAAGTTTTAACTATTAATCGGATTAATTGGTATTAATGAATTATTGTTTTGTTTAATTATATCATAGGTATTAATTTTAACTATCAATTAAACACTCACAATTAACAATAGGAAGGATTAGAGATGAAACGTAAGATTAAAACTAATGACAGTAAATCTCTTATTACTTCAGATGTTAGTATTGAAACACCAACTACAGATATTAAGGATGTAATGAAGACTAAGGAAACTAAACTTTCCAAGAAGTCCGTTACTTCAGTTCTTGATAACTTAGATGGTTTTTCAACAGAAGAACAACAGAAAATCAAGGATGTATTTAAAACTCTACAAGATAAGGGTAAAATAACATCAGGTCAAGGTGGTGGAAGTTCTTTTGAAACTGAGAATATGACCAACATACGAAACGTAGTCAGTAAAGAAGTTGAAACGGTCTCTGATGGGTTTGATGTAACCAAAACAGGTATCAAACGTTACTACGTATTAGATAAGAACAATACTAAACGGTATTGTATGGTTTATTTCAGAACTACTGAACAACTGAATAAAACGACTAAGTAATTAGTCATAACCTTAATAAATGGGTATGTCTTTATTGATGTACCCATTTTTTTAAGTAATTTTTTAGAGTAACTTAACAAAACAAAATGACACATACCGTAATTACAACTATAAACAATAAAAAGATTTTAATCGAAGTTTCTACAGATAATAAAATAGAAACTCAAGAAGTAACATTTACGAGTAAATTATCAACTACAAATTATATTGATAGGTTACGAAAAAAGACTGTAAAACAAATTGATAAAGATACGGGAAAAGTAACACTTCCCGAAATAACTACTCCATTGTGTATAATTGACACAATACGAAATATAACCACTAAACACAATTTTAATAATAAGTCGAGTAACAACTCGAAAAGTAAAGAAAAACGTCTTAAAACAGATAATTTGAGGTTTATTCCACCATCATTGGTTACGTGTATAAAGAGTAACAAGGATATAAAGAAAGAACGTATAAAAGAAATACTGATGGATATTGAAATGGGTAATTTTAAGAACGTAGAAAACAAGGTTAAACAATACTTTGGATAGTAAAACAAAGGAAGTTACAATGGAAGAAGAAAACAACAAAACATACGAGATTATTGCAACCTCTTATGATTTAAGTAAAATAAATAAAGGTTACCTTATACTAAAAGGTAGCGGTAATCCTAATCAAAAACACGAACTAATAGGTGTTATGCTTGATAATGGTATTGTACTTGGTGATATTGAGCAGGTAACAAAAGTTGATGTAGATGGAACAGATGTTACAAGTGAAAAATTGTTGCATACAGGTGAATTAATATTTTAAATATATTACACAAAAGATTTAATGGGTAGTGCATTTAATGTCATACTTACGCTCTCTCCTTCCACGAGTGAAAAAAGTGTGCTACCCTATATTTACAATAAAAGGAAGGTAACATGAAAAAAGACAAAGTAACAATACCTATTGTAACAGGTGATAAAGATACTGATGCTTTATTACATGATGAGCAAGTTAATCAAAAAGGAGCAATAATGAGTAAAGACAATAAATTGAAAGTAGTCAATCTCGATTGTTGTTTGTGCGGTAACGAGATAGATACGCAGGTAATAAAGTCTGAACCAGATAAAGTAATTTGGACAGAAGGACACAATGCAGAACCTTTAAAAGAAGGCAAATGTTGTACCAAATGCAATATGGACAAGGTTGTACCGTTTCGTATACTATGCACTATTGATGACAAGCTTGAAAAAGTAAATCAACTACTATTAAAAGTAAATCACTCAATAAAAGTAGATGGCGTTAAAAATATCTACGCTCTTAAGTATCAGCAACGGTTAATAGAGGAAGTAGTATTGGAAACGCAAAGTATGAATCGTATTGCAGAGGAATGGGAGAAGTATGATGGAAAGTGATGTAAAGGAATGGCAGGAGTTAATCGATTACTGTAGAGATAAAAAGACCAGTTCAGAGATTCTTGCTATGATTAATGAAGCAAAACTAAATGATGCTCCATATATTGTGATAAATAAATTACAGCAACTTGTAGATGTTAAAGCAGATATTGAAGAAAACTATCATTCAAGAACTGGTGTTGTATTTTCAGCGTGGAAGAATTACTGTCGCCAATCGTGGTTGTACAGATTATTAGAAAAAATAGGTTTAAGATGAAGCACATCGAGAAATCTTGGTATAATATATCAACGAATTCGTGCTGTGGTCAAAATAGCATAGATGTATGGTGGCCGTGGAATGGAGCATACTCTATACATTTAGAAGCTGGGCCAAAAAGGTATGGTATTGGAATCGCAAGTCCATACAAAGTATGGCAAATATATAACGGTAAATATTCATCAATAAGGAGATAAGATGAACGCAAAAGACAAAGCTAAGAAATTATTTCCAGATATTGTCATATTCAAGGAAAAGGAAGTAATTGCTAATAGATTTACTGGTGAAAAGATAGAACTTGAGCCAGAAGCGGTAGCAGTCTATGATTTATGTATGGGCGCAGAACAATTTGGCATGTGGAAGATTGTACGTAAATGTTTAGACTGGTTTAAAGAGTATTACCCAAAAGAATATATGATATTGCTAGACTAAAAGATTTATAAAAGAACTATGTTAAATACAATAATAGTCGCAGGAGTTATAATTGCAATAATGGGAATGTATATTACATTCCTACACGGCGTTATAGACGAGCTGCGTAAAAATAACAACGAACTAAAAAAACAAAACAAAATACAAAAGTTAAGGTTACGTTAAATGCATGAAATAACCGTTAAGGGCATACATAAGTCGCTTAATGAAAACGGATATATCTGCGGTGTACCTTTTGCTGCGAGTATTACAAGTGCGATACAGACTAAACCAGTTAGTGGAGCATTTCTATACGGCCCAGCAGGTACAGGTAAAAGTTTCCTTCCTATTGTTCTTAGCAAGACACTCGGAGTAGAAATGTTTTTCTATCAATGTGCTCCAGGAACAAGAGAAGATGACTTAGTGCTTAAGATGCTTCCTAGTGAAACAACTAAAAGTGGCGTAGAGATTAAAAAATCAACCGTTTTCAAAGCTGCTGAGGCATCACATAAAAATAAAGTGATGCTAGTGCTTGACGAGTGGGATAAAACACGACCAACTGCTGATGGTTTCTTTTTAGATTTTCTTCAGTATGGGCGCTTATCAATCCCTGGAACTGATATAAATGCAAATCTTGATAATATGTTCATATTCTTCACTGCAAATGATGAACGTGAATTTCATGAAGCTTTGCTACGTAGATTTCCTAAGATTGATGTTAATCCGCTTGAATCAAGCCTTGTTATGTCAGCATTAAGGTTAACTCACGATGGTCATCCGCATTTAGGTAATGCAATCAAGTTGTATGAAAAAGCTGTAATGAGTGGAATGTCAAAACCCGCTACAATACAGGAGATTAGACAACTTCTTGACGCTATTAGCTTTCTTGGTAAGGGAGCAGATTGGAATAGCTTGGTATATCAGTTTGTTACAAAGACACCTGAGAACCACAGTTTATTAAAAGATGCTCAAACTTCCGAGTATGTACCTGTTAATGGTAATATTGCTGAATTAGACAGTAAGAAATTTACAGGTGATATAGCTGAGAAAAAAGTTAAGAAGAAGAAAATCATCATGCCAACTAAGATTGATTATCTAACTAAGGTAAAACCCATAGATGACGCTAAGGATATTCCTAGCGATAATGAAATCTATGGTGTTTATGACTATACAGATGAGAACTATTCTATGCTGGCACATC